GCATTCGCTGTTGTGGCGTAACTAACTGCGCCAGACACATTACTACCACTAACACTATTAGCAACACCCGCATAACCTACTTGTCCTGTGACGTTTGCACCAGTGATACTAGATAGTCCTGCACCATTAGCACTAATGTTTGTTGCTGACAAATTACCAGTGATTGTAACTGTGTTGCTTGCTTGATTGAATTGAAAGGCATCGCTGGCACCAGCAATCCCCGCGTTATTATAAAGTACGCTTGTGTTAGTACCAGGAACAACAATGTTACCACTGACATTACCAATTATGTTACCAATAAAGAATGGTGCTGTTATGTTACCTGCACTTGTTAAGTTAACTAATGTACCAAGACTTGTGATGTTTGGTTGACTACTGCTTGTTACATTTGCCGCATAGTTTGCAAAGTTAGCAGTTGGTACATTACTTACAGTACCGATTGCCGCACGACTGATTTGAACTTGTACATTTGGTGTAGGTTCAATACTAACTTGAACATTACCACTTTGTGTTACAATGATTTGATTAGCCATAATTTACAACTCCATCACTGTTAACTAAGAACAGTAAAAATACTGCTTCATCATATGCTGGTTGAGTTCCAACTGCAGGGAAGCTAATCTTAATTCTACCAGTAAAGCAAGCTGGTTCTGTTGCACCAATATCTAGTTCTGGATCACCTGCAATGACTGCCCATGTAGCATCATCAAAGCTTAATGTAAATGTGCCTGCCGCATTTACTACATTTGTAATTGTAAGATTGATTGGACTAGGTGAAACACGAACCATGTTCATTGTGCCACTTGCTGTAGTCAATGCAAATACAGATCCAACTGTGTATGTTGGCGCCGCTCCACGTGTATCACTGATTGTGAATGTTGTGCTTGTTATGATTTCTTTAACATAGTATGTTGTGTTGATTACAACATTACCAAACACTACTCCAGTGAATCTTACTGGCATACCAACGAACATGTCGTCAGTGGTTGTGCAAGTTAACACGTTTGTGCTTGTAGCTGTACTTGTGACTGCTGTAATGAGTGGGACGATTGGGTAGTCGTGAATCTGAAAATCTAGTCCAGTACGACTGTCGTGAAAGTCTGTAATTTCTCTGCGAATGATTTGTGCGTCAATTGATGCGCCAGTTAAGTCTACTGGTGTTGTACCAGTTGTCCAACCACTAGTATAACTTGTGATTGTTGACCAATTGAAATTCCAAAAGTCTTTTTGGTTATAAATTAGATTTTGTGCGAGTATTTGAGCATCAAAGCCCGCGACTTGGTTGAGTGTATTTTGGGCAAACTTTGCCATATTGTTTTCCTTTGCTTTCTCGCATTGTGACGAAAGACTACTACCTCGCAGTCTTTCGTGTATGTGATATTGTATTTATGCTTTAAACATAACCTATTTCACCCGTAGTAGGGTTATATTTTAATGTAACTGTAAAATCTACATTTCCTGTAACGTCACGTATTGGTTTTACAAATAAACTATTAGCTTGAGTTGAATTTAAAGCTGTCCCGTTACTATTTAAAATAGTAGTATTAGAATGTTGATTAGTTTCACCGGCGCTTGTACCAATAGCAATGCTAAAGTTTCCTTGGTTGTTCTGCCCTGCTGATTGGCCAATTGCAATACTTTTAAGACCTTGATTAGCTCCTGAATTAAAACCAATAGCTATTGCTCCGGTGTCTTGTACATTACCTGCCACACCACCAATTGCAATCGCTCCGGCCTCTTGACTATTACCGGCTGATCCACCGACGGCAATGGTATCAGGGCCTTCGGCCTGTTGGCCCGCATTCCAACCAATAGCAACATGGTTAAGAAAACTGCCGGCAACACCGGTGAATCCGGCGCCTTGTCCTATTGAGACTGCTCTACGAGGTAGGCCGCTGCCGCCTCCGGCGAGTGCACCTATAGATACAGATTCTAAATTAGCATATGCCCCTTTACCTATAGCTATAGCATTAGCACCTACTGTACCTGCGGCATTACCTATAGCTATAGCAAAATCTGCGTTTCCTGGATCATTAGCACCAATAACAATTTGAAAATTACCAAAACCACTCAAACCGCCAGTTTGAATTTGAACTTTGCTATCACTAAAATTAATTGTGCCGCCGCCACCGGTTGCTGGATTATACAAAATATAATTTATTGTACTTACACTCTGCGAAAATCTAGTTAAACCATTGCTATTAAATGTAGCTACTGGAGTAACTGTTGAATTGGCATAAATTGTTATTGGTCCAGAAGCAGTATCAATAGATACTCTGCTATTACCATTTGAAATCAAAGAGGTATCTATAGCACTAAAAATTCCATTACCATATAACACATTTGAATTAGAACCATCTAAGTTGATAGTTGCGATATTACCAATACCACTGACATTGGCTACTGCCACACTATTTGCACTTGCCGCAATATTAGCATACGAACTATAATTTGCATTGGCTACTTCACCACTTACATTGGCACCTGCTACTGCATTAGCTGTTGTTGCATATGTTGCTAAATTAACTGCGCCACTTACATTGGCACCCGCTACACTATTAGCTGTTGTTGCATATGTTGCAAGATTAACTGCGCCACTTACATTGGCACCTGCGACTGCATTCGCTGTTGTGGCGTAAGCTACTTCGCCGCTTACATTAGCACCTGCTACACTATTAGCTGTTGTTGCATAAGCTACTTCGCCACTTACGTTAGCTCCAACTATATTGAATAAACCATTGGCATTCCCAGCTAAAAATGGAGAAGTCATTACCCCGGTTATTTCATTAAATGTGAAACCTGTATTACCCCCAAATGCGCCCGAGTCATTATATTGTATTTGAGTGTTTGAACCACCGGGCGTGCCATTACCGCCGCCATTTCCACTCATTGCTGTCCAATCTAAATTACCAGTACCATCAGTTTGTAATACATAACCATTCGTGCCACCGGTAATTTTAACAGTAGAAACGTTACCCAATGATATGTTAGAACCATTAAATGTTACGTTGGGTATACCACCTAATGCACCATTGTTGTTATATTGCAACTGTGTATTACTACCGCCGGGTATTGATATAACACCCGGCGCAAATGTCAATTGAATATCAGTAGGCGTAATCGTAATCTCGTTAGGCTCAACAGTAAAATTAATACTGTTATTGCTAACGGTAAAATCTAAATTAATATCGCTCATATTATTGGTACCTTACGATCATTCCAATTGGTTCACGGCTTATATTTTGTTTAGGTGTGCTCAATGCATCAGTGCGGGTTACAGTTAATGTAACAACAGCAATATTTGTATTTGCACCACTATTAGCTAACGTTATTACTGGGCCACCGCCAGTAGCTCCGGTTAAGTCTGCTGGTATATACAAATAACCTATACCACTTGCCGGAGTAGTAAAAGCCGCTGTTAAATTGCCACCAGTGTAGGTGTTACCACTTAATGTTAAATTACCAATATCAATTACACTAGTATTAGTTGTACTATATGTAACATTGTCAGCAACATAGTATTTTACGCCAGTACCTAATGTCCAACTTGTAGTGTTGATTGCATTTCCTACACTATCAGTGAACTGAAAGGGGAAGGTGTATGCTTCTCCTGTATATATTTCAATACACTGCATCTCTGTACCAGCAATGGTAATTGTTTTTGCGCCGTTTAATAGTAAACTCATTTTGTTGTTTCCTTATATCTATTTATTGTTTTTAAATTTTTCCTTGTTGGAGTTGCCACCAACATGTTGGTACAGTAATTGTACTACCGGCTGTTAGATTTCTTATTGCATATCCAAAGGCCGTAACTGATGCACTTGCATATCCATTGAATGCAGTGTTATGTATAATAGGATAGGGTTCTGCATCACTAATCGTAATGGTTTGTATATATTCTGTATCAATTTGTATAGCGCCAGAAAAATCTAATAAAGGTGCAATTTGAATTTTTGTATTAGGTGTGTCGGATAATAATTGAAACGATGTTTGTACAAGAAGAAATTCATCCGTAGTAAATGGATTGGCTGAAAACGATTGATAAAATAATTCATACCAGTCGTAGTCTCCGCTAATATTATAACCGCTAATCCAGGCGGCTCCGCCTGGTACAAATGAAGCCGTGCTATTCGCAAAATAACCATTTGCAGTACTACTTGTGCCCTGATAATATGGCCATATAAATGAACTACCAGGGTTGGTACCTGCAATAGTTATTGGTACGTTTCTAACACCTGGCCCTGCAGCAATCGGAAGATCAGGAGGACTAGTAAATTGATATACACCATACGATTCTCTAAATAGATATCCTGGAACGTTGGGTCCTAATTTACTTGCTGTCACCGCCGCATTTGCAATCTTACTTGCAATAACGGCTGCAGCCGCAATTTTTAACGCATCAATAGCACCATTCTTAATGTTGTTTGTACCAACACCACCAGTATTGCTACCAGAATCGTATACAGTAACTGTGGGGCCGCTAGTCCATCCTACACTATTACTACTTGGACTTCTTACACCACCTAGATCGTTTCTTGCAGTAACAGACCAATAATATGTTCCTGGTGCAACGTCAGTTACGTTAATATTGACATTTCCTCCTGCAGTATATGGTTCACCACTGCTTTGCTTAAGTGTAGTGTATGTTGTGTGATTAGCACTATTTGAACTAGTGCCAATATTAAAATCCATATATAACACTTGACCATATGTAGGTATAGTACCTGTAACAGACATTTGTGCGATTGTGTTAGCAACATTTAATGTTGCTATTGGTGCGTTAGGTATTGAAATAATGTTAGGATCTGCAATACCTGTATTAGCACTATCCACATAATTTTGAATTGGGTCATCGCTATAAATTGTACCGTTATATTCAAATGCAACAATTCTTGCACCTAAACTACCATCATCAAGTTTAGCTTCTTGTACTTGACTTACTCGGAATAATTTACCATAACCACTGTTCTGTACATCCCATGCATATGGTTCAAATGGAACAGTGATTACGTCACCTGCTTGTACTTGTATACCGCTATAATCTAATGTAAGGTCAATAACTAAATCTTCACGACTTTGTAGCATTCTACGTAAGCCAAGATATGTTGCTTGAATATAATTGTTTACTTGAGGGAACTGAACTACTAACTTGTTTTCTGGTTCGTTAGGACTCATTACTTCAGGCGCAAACTGAATTAGATTGATAATATTAAAATTGATTTGGTCATTAACAATATTGTCCGGGAACTGAACTTCAAGTTGATTGTATGCATTGTTTAAATCAATTGGGTTTACATTAATACCACTGATTAAGTTGTCACCCGTAATTTGATATAGATCACCAATCGTTGTTCCATCCCAATCATAGGGTTTGTTAATAACTATAGTCCATTCACCAGTCAACTCACTATACTGTAACCAACTATCACAACCATCTACTAATTCTTGTAAGTTATTCAAACAGTTTTGACCTGTGTTAACTGGGCCGTTAATACGATATCTTGGTTGAGTAGCCGTGCCACCGCCGACTGGAATATAATCAATTAACTCATCACTATAATCATTCAACGTATCTATGCTATCTGTATTAACATTGCTAGAATCAATAGCACAACCATAACGAGTATTGGTCATATAATCATATAACGCATCACCTGGTTTATCTAAGCTGTTTGTTAATTCAATACTCATTGAATCAAGACGTTGTGTACCAGCGTTTGTATCAAAATAAACTTTTACAACTACGAATGCTAAATTGTCCATAGTAGGTGATTGACCACCTGTTGTATAGATAGAACCATTCCATCTTTGATCGGCGGGAATACTCAAGTCACTTAATAGTGATATAGCATCAGTTACGCCTCCGCTGATACCTGAACTAGAACCATTAGGGAATTTATAGATATAAATCTTGCCATTAACTTTATCATCAAATTGAGGTGTTGCCTCATTGGTTTCTAATTGAACAACTTTTGCTGTATCGGTGCCATCAAATATAACTTTCTTACCGCCCCAATAGATATCACCAAATGTATAACTACCAGTATCTGTAACTTCTGCAAGAGTACATACATACCACATAATCTTTTGATCTGTAGAAATTTTAGCATCAGTGACGATCGGGGCCATGTACGCTTTACCATATACTACTGGAACTTTATTATTACTTGCAGGTGGTAATTGAACACGACTACCAGCATCACCAGTACCAGGTGCTGTTTTGTTTGCACGATCTGCAATTAATTTTGTTATGCCAACGGTCAATAATGTACGAGCCGCAAAGCCGGCGACTGCACCAAATAATCCCCCACCTACTGCCGCGCTAACTGCGGCTGCTACTGCTGTAAAAATAGGCATTCTTTATGCACTCCATGTTGTTTCTATAGGTTTGAATCCAAATCGTGTATAATCTAAATTCTGCCCATTCATTTGACTCATTGTGTATGAGAACAATTTTTTATCTAATTTCATATCACTACAAAGGTCGCTATATTTTTGCAATAATCTATAACCTGCTGTAGATCCACGATTTTCTTCGTCTACCCAATAAGCAATCTCATTCATAACTATTTTAGTTTGATCCCATAAGAATGGAACTCTAACTGCTAATAACATTCCTACAAGTTGTCCAGGCTTCTTTTCAGCAACTAATGCCATGCCGCCGCCGATCAATATCATTGTAAGAATACGTAATCCTGTTTCTTCATTTGTTACATCTAATCCCTTAATGTTACCGCTGTTATGATAATTCCATAACATACGCTTCAATTCAGGGATATCAAATTTATTTGCTAATCTAATTTTCATTTATTAATACGAACCTGTATAATTATCAGTTGACTGACTTGTGATACTGCTTTCTTGACTTGCCGCACTATTTGTAGCTGCCTTCTTTAATGGTTCTTTACCAAAGTCAAAGTTTTGATCGCTAATAGAATATATATTATTCATTGAACTATCGGTAGCACTAAACACGTTCCAACTGCTTGGATTGGTCTTACGACCTGCGATACGATTTTCTAATACTGTTTTAAAACTACTTGCATTAACAGTAACTGTAAAATTATCTGTATCATTTTCTAATTGTAAATCTTCACCAATATTATAACTTGTAATAATACCCGTAAAACGATGAGCAGTGTTACTTAAAACATAACTGTTATTATAGAAACCTCTAGTGATTTCTAATTTACTTCCTTTAATTTTTGTTCCAAGTGCAATATAAATATTGTTACCATCAATACCACTTAATGTTATTGAAGTGTCTGCTGACGTAATACGCAAATCACGTTGTTGTACACCTACTGCTAATAAACCACCTAATGGTGTATATACTGTACCATCTATAGTTTCTGATTTGTACGAACTTGAAAATGTATATACATTGGTATTTGCTATATTGCTTACGTCATTATAAATTGTAAGTTTTACAAACTCAGCATTAATGACTAACGCCTTATTACCGGATACTGCTGGGATATTTTCCATTATGCTACTTCCTTATAGTAAGGATTTACTCTTTTTATTTGAGCTAATCTTTGTGCCGGGGTGCGAATATAATTGGCAGGTTTACCCAACATTGCTTCTCTGCGGTTCTCTACGCTAGGTTGAATAAAAACATTACCTATCTCGTATGGACCTATATCGTTATATCTACTCATTACATATTGACCTTTATTTGGTCCTCGCTGTTCCCATTTACCTGACTTCTGCCAGATATGCCACCATTCTTCGTAAGTGAGATTGAATTCTATACCTCGTTGTTTTGCTTTGCTTTTATGGCAAGCATATTTGTGTCTTTCTTTATAATCTGGTCTTTGTTTAATTCCCATAATTATCTCCTTTGACATATTTATGCTAGCCGACGCAAGAATAAAATTAAGCATCACCGCAAAACTCATACAACTCAAATGGATCGCTCCACTCTAATAACGCATTGTTGTTTGTTGTTGTACCACTACCTACATATCCACCTACTGTTAACTTGTAAGTTGGCATGTTAGGGCAAAACATATTGAACTGACAGTTGTTACCTACGATAATACCTTCACCAGTTAGTGTACCAGTAAGAATGTTTGGTCTACTAGTTGTAACTACTACAGTTGATCCACTACCACGCAATACTTGTGTTGTGCTAGTAAACGGGTAAGGATATTCACCAAGTGACCCAATCTGAATCAAATCGTTTGGCTGAAACAATACTGTACCTGCACTAACTGATGGCAAACCAGTTAGTGTTAGTGTACTACCAGTAAAACTTTGTACTGTTATACCACTGATTTGACCACTAGTCATTAGACCTTGATACTTAAACATCCAATTGAATGCGGCAAGATTGCTAAATGTAACTACTTCAGGAGTAATTCTATCTAATGTATCTAATGCTTCCATCAATGCACGACCTTCATTATAACGTACACTACTTGGTACATCTAGTATAAATTTCCATGGATTCTTCGTAGGTGTCTGACTTACTCGTGGAATCTCGTTTCGTGTATATTGAATGCCTACAACTTTACGACGGTCAATTCGTAGACCATTGCAAGCATTGATAATTGTTTGTAACCCTGCCATCTTTTATTCCTTATCTGTTACCATATGGTAATTCTTTTTGAGCCATTTGTATTGTGCCCAGCATTGTCTTACGATTCTCAGCAAAGAATGTAGCTACACTTCTAGCGTCAATTGCTGATACATTATAAACATAGTTATTATTTACAGTTTGCTGTGAGCCGCCCATACCCAATTGATTGTTAGGTATAACTGTACCTGCTGTTCTAGGAACAAACAACTCAGGACCTTTCTCGCCAACAATACTTGGCTTACCTACTGGAGGATTACCGCCACCTGCAAAGCCTAATAGACTACCCAAGAATGATCCACCGGCACTCAATACACCTTTTAACAATTGTGTTGCTTGTGCTTTCAATTCAATCTTAATCAAGTCTTGAATAACTGAACGGGTGAAATCACTAAAACTAAACTTACCAGTTTCAACAAAACTGTCAATAGCACTTTCCATGTTACCGAATAAAGTATTAACTCTCATTTGAGCAACTTGGAATGGATCAAATGACTTAGCTATTTGTTCCATTGCTTGCTTTGCTCCAGCACTTGCATCGTTACGTAATGCTTTTTCTTTAGATATTTGATCTTCAAGAATTTTAACTTTTTCATCTGCAACTTTTCTAGCTTGTGCAATTTCACTATTAGCACGTGTATCATCGGCTGTAGTTACGTTTTTACCCAATGCGGCTAACCGATTATTTGCAGCCAATATAGCACTGGTTCTTTCGTTTTCAATTTGCATTAAGCCTTGCTTAAGCTTTAACTCATCACCGTATAAACCAATTAAACTATTTTGACCACTTAATTGTTTAACCTGCAGGTCTTGAGTGAATTGTTGATTCATTAATAAAATATCAGCTATCAAATCACGTTGATATTGTAACTTACCAATTTCATCTTGTTTAGCAGTTTTACGTTGTTCAGCCATACTTATTTCTTGCATTGCTTGTTCACGTAATTGAACAACTATGGCATTTGTAACTCTTTGGTCACGTTCTTTATTTGCTAATTCAGTTTCAATTTGTCTATTAATATCAGCAAGTTTTTTATCACGTTCAAAATCTATTGAAAGATTACTTCTAGCAATATCACCCGCTTGCTGTTGCATTCCTAATGTTTCATTTACCTTAGTAGCATATGCCGAAGCCAAATCATTTTGTTGCATGATTTGTGCTGTTTGTGCTTTTGCAATAGTAATTTGTTTTTGCCCTTCAGCAGTAACTGCTAATTGACCAGTTAACTTTTTCTGTTGTTCTCCTGCTAATTCTGCGGCTGTTGGTCCACCTTGTCCGCCACGACCAGCTTCAGCAGTACTAGGAGTAACACCTTTTGGTAATGGTGTAGCATTGAAACTACCACCGCCTATTACTCTTTCAATTGCACGTACGCCAGGTATTACATCTGCTAACCATGACATAGGATTATATCCACCTAGATCACGCAACTTTACTAACATTTCGTACATGCGTTGTAATGCAGGTATCGCACCTTTGTCGGCGGCAACGGCTAGCTCACCAAATACTGTAATTAAATTATTTTCAACACTATTAGCTATCTTATCAATAGCGGCTTGATATTTTGCTAGCTGGGCAATCTGAGCATCTTTAAATGGATCATTGATTGCTTGTACTTGTGTCCAATCAATACGTGCGGCACTCTTACCTAATAATTCAACTGCTTTTGCTGAACGTTCTGCAGGATTTTCAATCTGTGCTAATGAATTAATAATTTCAGGTAATAGTTCATCGGTGCTACGTAATTTACCATTAGCGTCACCTAAATTTATACCTAAATCTCTAAATGATTTGCGAACCTTTTCGTTGCCTTCTGCGGCATCACCTAATGTTTGTGTTAATTTTAATGCGACTTTTTCAAAATCTTCTGTCTTGCCACCGGCATTTAAAAT